ATTGTTGTGTTTAAAGTTGTTAAACTTATATTTGTTTTATTACCTGATGAAATATTAGAATTTGCGTGTGGAGCACCACCAAAAGCAGTGCTTATCATACTTTCTGTAGCAGTAGCTCCATTAGCGGCTAAAGAACCACTCATTCTGATTTCTCCTGAATTTAATAATGCAGCTCCATTAATAGGCATTATTTATTCCCTCGTAATTTTTTAATATCTTCTTTTAATTCTTCTATTTGAACTTGTTGTTCTTTAACAGCTTCTACTAATACGGCTGTTAATTTTCCATAATCAACACTTAATATATCCATACCATCATTTTTTGATTCTTTTTTATTTACGATTTCTGGTATAATTTCTTCTACTTCTTGTGCAATCACACCAATATCGTGAACTCCACTTCTCTTTTTCTTCCAATCAAACTCTACTCCTCTTAATTGTAATACTTCACTCAATCCATATGGTATATCATTAATATTTTTCTTTAATCTTCTATCAGAATTTGTTGTTGTTGAAGCGGCTACAACATCTCCTTCTGCGTGGAAATCACCATCTGACGCCATCAAGAATAATGTTTCGTCTGAGTCATTAAATGCCCAATTCATTGCACTTCGTTTACCTTCAAACAACATTGTTCCGGTTCCTGAATTATCATAATAACCTATTAGTGCGTTTTCGTGAGAATTACTACCAGGAGTATTGCTTCCACCTAAGAATTGAATATTAGGACTATAATCAGAACCACCGTGGTCTATGAATATATTATCGGTAAAATTAGAAGTTCCATTTACATCTAATGTAGTAGCAGCTGCAGATGTTGTGCTTTCTCCAGCTCCAACACTAATACTTGTTGCAACTACCATCTTACCATTAGTTGTTAAAGACATAGCACCTTGTGCATCTGAGTGGGAACTATCTAAAAATACAAAACCTCTGTCATCTTCATTATTCATTTGGAAAGTCATTGCAAAATCATTTAAACCACCATATGTCATAGCATTATCCATACCTATTGCATAAAGACTACTATTCCAAACTCTATATTTATCTCTTGTTCCTGTGCTGGTATGAACGATTTTATTTGCAGAATTACCTTGTAAATCTAAACCATTTCCATTTGCCGCAAATCTTTCAGCTCCACCAGCAGTAAATGCCATATCATCTGCACCACTTCTAAATATCCCAGTATTACTATCACTATCAAATGTTATACTCGGTGCAGATTCACTACCATTATCCATTACAATTGATGATACACCACTAATTTTACCAGATGTTGCAAGTTTTAAACTATCGGCATCATTTGTTCCGTGAATAGAAATGTAATCTGAGTCTGCATTATCATCTGAAGGACATAAGTGTAATACTCCTTCATTTGCTTCACTTCCTCTAGTTTCGTGTAATATAAATCCAGGGTCATTACTGGACGCACCAGCTGAGAACTGAATATAAGACTTACTTGTATTACCAGCAAAAGTATCTCCTATAGCTGAAGTATCATTTTCAGTAAATAGTGAAATTTGATTATTTCCACCAGCATTAAAAACATTAAATCTACGATACGCAAATATTTGTTCTTCACTTCCGTCAATATTAAGATATGTAGTCATTCCACCAGAACCATCATCTGCTTGTAAAGCTATATCTTGGTCATCTGCTTGAGCTCTAAGAAATAATGCACCGGTATAACTATCTATAAATGAATTTGAACCATTATGAACTAATCTTAAATCATCTCCTGCTCCTGCTCGTAATTCAACATTATCTGCTAATTCTAAATTTTTAGCAACTTTAATAGATGTAGCACTACCATCTAATGTCAAGTAAGCAGTAACTCCACCACTTCCGTCATCACATTTAAATATAATATCGTCATCATTTGCTCTTTGTTGGAATATTAAAGTTCCTGTATAATTGTCAGCACCGAAACTATTTGTTCCATTGTGATAAATTTGTAAATCATCAGAAGCACCATATCCTATAATTACACTATCAGGAACTCTTGTGTTTACATTTAAAACATTTTTTGTAAGACTACCATCTAATGTTATGTATTCAGTTGTTCCACCAGAACCATCATCATTATGAAAAACAATATCTGTATCATTTGCATAATTAAAGAATCTTAAATTACCCACTGCGTTATCAATTCTTGCATCAGTTCCGTTGTGGTATATTGACAACATACCAGTTGAACTACCAAATTTTAATTTTTTACTATCGGCTGGTAATCTTACACTACCATCACTACCATCTAACATTAAATAATTTTCAACACCACCACTACCATCATCACTTCTAAAGAAAATATCTTGGTCGTCTGCTAGTTGGTCAATAAATAAATCACCAGTGTTGTTTCTAAGTAATGTTGCTGTTCCGTTGTGAAAAGCAAAGAAATCTCCACCAGTTCCAAGTTTCAACGAAACATCATCTTGAAGTAGTATTCTACTATTATCAGAATCTAATTGTATTAGTTTATTATCACTTGTGTCTGTTATTTGAGCGTTTCCAAAAACTTCAAAAGTATATCTTGTTGTTGCATTACCTACTGCGACTTCTTTATTTGGGCCATGAATCATAATAGAAGCACTCTGTTGAGTTTCTGCTAAACCTCCGTCATCATATCCGATTTGAAATATTTGAGTGTTTCCTTGATAAGGCACTCCACAAAAAAACTCGTGTCCAGAAAAATTAATATCTTCAAAAAATGTTCCAGCGGCTCTACCTTCGTATCCTTGCATCAACATACTGACTGAACGAAAACCATTTGTTCCATCATTAAATGCAGTTAATTTTAAAGTTCTTTCGTTTCCGTGTGAAACAATATTTACCCTAGCGTCATTGGCTACATTGGCTCCAGCGGCTGATGCATTTCCTATTTCAAGAGAACTACTTGGCATATAAAGTTGTGTTTTAATACCATATCCAGTTTCTAATGAAGCTTCTGAATGTCCTCTCATTGCAATATGTCCGTTTGTTCTACCTGCACCTGCTGAACCACTTATAAATTGTAAATTACCATTTGCATTAGACATATCATCTGGTGATATAAATATTGCCCAACTTCCACCTGACCAACTAACACCTTCACCAGAACCAGGGTCATTAAATTGTATGTTGTTAGCTCCAGAAATACCTCTATTATTAAAGTTAAATATTTGACCTGAACCATCAAGGGTCAACATAGTGACTACACTTCCACCATCATTTACTGAAAATATAATATCTTTGTCTTGTGCACTTTGTGATATGTGTAAATCACCAGTGGTGTTATTTAGAATTGTATTCGCACTATTATGATGCATTTTAAAGTCTTTACCGGTTCCAAGACCCAAGAATTTATTGTCAGGTGCAAAAGTAATATCTTCTCCTGATTCTTCCACTCTTAACAAAAGTTGTCCACCAGCATAAAAATCTAATACATCATTTGTTGATTCTTGAATATAAGTATGTCCTTCGGCGTCTGCGTTGTCAAAGAAAAGTTTTGCACCAGAGTTCATACGAACATCACCGGATGCACTAATAACAAAATTTGGTTGTTGGGAAGTTAACCCACCAGCAACGTGTGAATTGGCAAATACAAAATCACCAACACTTTTAGAAGCATACAAAGTTGCACTAAAAGAACCACCGGTGTTTAACCAGGCTATTCCAGTGTCATCTCCGTTGTTATTTTTTTCCAATATGATTACACCGCGGTCATTAGATTTACTTCTACCTAATCTTAATCCGTGTGTAAAACCAGCAGAACCAGTAACTTCAAGGTTTCTTGCAGAGACTGTCGAACCATCTACAATTATGTGTCCAAATGAACCACTACCTAATCTTGAACTACTAACCATAGAACCACCAGCACTAGAACCAGTTGCTCCACCAATTATAAATACTCCGGTGGCATCACCTCCGACTTTTAATGTTGCTACTGCCGAACCATCATCTCCTACCGCAAAGGTTGGTGATAAAGTTCCGTTTGGTGATATTTTTATCATTTTTGATTCATCACTTGGAACTGCACCATCAAAAGTTGCAAAGTAAGTAGATGTTCCTTTTGTCATAAAGTAGTTTGCACTACCTTCTAATTGGCTTCTGTATTGAATCAATGGATTTAAAGCACTTGATGCATTACTTGGTCTTAATTGCACTATTGGTGTTCCGGCACTTTGTTGAACTTCTAATCTTGCTGCAATATTTCCTTCGGTTGAACCGATTCCAACATTTGCTGATGCATTTACTATCATTGCTTCAGTTCCACCAGCAAAAGTATCATTATTTACTTCTAACTTTACACCTTTTGAACCACCACCTTGAACTACTGCATAACCTCCGTCATATCCAAATTGTGCTCTATTGTCAGATATTTTTATTCCTGTTCTTACAACGTTTCCAGTTCCTATTTGAATTGCTGGTGTATTTGCTGAGGCTGATATATTTAAAGAACCGGTAAATCTGTGAACATCACCAGTATCATCACCAAATTCAGTAGAACCAGATGAAGTTGCAATAATTTGATTAACGAATTCAGTTCTAAATTCTTTTGCAATAATAGAACCGGAAGTTGAGATATTACCGGAAACATGCAGTGAACCTGTTATTCCGACATTTCCTGCTACTTTAAATTTTTCATTAAAATTACCACCCGTTCCTATACCGATAGAAACCTTATCAGAACCACCATCTACAACGAATGTATTTGTTTGATTGTTTGTTTCAACTCTAAAATTTCTGTCTTCTGAATTATCATTTATTGTAATTCCTGTTTGGGTGATTCTCAACGCTTCAACATTGTTTTGAATTAATTGCATTCTACTGTCACCAACTACTTGTATTCTACTATAATTTTGTGTGGTGGAATTATCTCCGATTTCTATATTTGCTGTTCCGTCTGTTGATATAAATCTTGCGGCTGTTTCATAAGGACTTTGAACGGTCAAAGGATAAAATCCAGCTTGACCATCAATTTTTAAACCAAATCTATCTGTTGTAATGGTTGTTCCGTCTTCTTCGGCTACTACTTTTAATGCACTAAATGAACCGGTTTGTCCTAATGAACCACTAAGATTTCCAAGAACTTGAACTGAACCGGTTGCTCCACCAGCAAATAAATTTAAATTACCACCTAGATTAGTTCCGTCCAATTGAATATAAGCTCCGTTTCCAACAGCTCTATTTGAACCACCCCAAACAAATAATCTTTGAGCATCTGAACTCATACCGATTTGACCTTGACCACTATTTACATCAATGTTAAGAGCAGAACCAATGTCTGCTCTACCGAATGAACCCGTAGAATTTAACGAACTACTTAATTCTGTTCCTGTTAATTTAATTTTAGACATATTTACATTTTCCTAATCATACATTTAATTAAACTTGAATTTCCTGATGCATTTTCTAATGCTTGAGCTATAACTTTTCCAAACATTTCTTTCTTTAATAAATATCCATTTTCTAATTTTTTACCATGCCCTAACTTGGTTGATGTTGTGATGAAATCACCTTCTTTTACATCACCGGTTACTAACACTGGTTCCGCTCCCATTACGATTGGTTCATCTTTTCCTTGTTTAACAACACCCATTACCATTGTGTCTTCTGATTTATCACAAGGAACTAATTTACCATTTCTCCATACTACGATTGTTCCGGTTTCTTCTTTACCGATTCCTTTACTTCTTAATCCGGTTTCAAATACCGCACCGACAGTTGTTTGAACTGCAAATACATCTTGGAATCGTTTACTTGCAGAACCCAAGTCTATTGAATCATCACTACTTGGTTCTGTATTTTTTGAAAGTATTATTGAAGTAGCACTACCATCTAAGGTTATGTATTCTGTTACTCCACCACTACCATCATCACATTGTAAAACTAAATCTCCATCATCTTTACCTTGTTGAATTATTAAATTACCAGTTCCTAAATGTTGTATGTAGCTATTTGAACTATCGTGATAAATTCTTAAGTCTGAAACATCTCCAAAGTTTGCTCTTACATTATCGAAATGACTTGTCATTTTATGAAATGAAGTTGATGTAGAACTACCATCTATGGTTATGTAAGGTGTTATTCCACCGGAACCATCATCACATCTAAATATAATATCTTTATCATCTTCTTGATTTTGAATGTATAAATCTCCACTAGTTTGTTTGCTTATGAAAGTATTAGTCCCAGTATGTTCTATATGAAAATCATTTCCTGTTCCTACTGTAAGTCTTACACTATCAGGAATTCTAACTCTATCAATTGAACTTGAGATTGTCTCTAATAATTTTACTCCACCAGCTTGAAATTCAAGACTATCAGCTGTAACTTCTTGTATAAAGGTATGTCCACCCGCTCCGTCAAAGTTAACTCTACCAAATGAACCGGTTGAAGTGATTGAACCACTAATATTTGTAGAACCACCACCTTCAAATGAACCACTTACTAATGTTGCATCTGGTGTAGCCGAAACATTGGTTAATTGTGAACCATCTCCGATAAGTGCTCCAAATGAGGCTGTTGTTTGTATTGAACCACTAAAAGAACTAACATTACTTAAAGTAATTTTCTGATTTCCACTACCGGCAATTAACCTCATTCTTTCGGTTTCTCCACCTGCACTACCATTGTTAGACATTAAAATTAAATCTCCACCTGTATGTCTATTGGTTACAAAATGGTCATCAGAGTTTGCATATAATGCTTTTCTGAAATTAGCATCAGAATCACCCATAAATGCTATAGCCGCTTGATTATTTTGTAGATATATTTCATTATCAGCTGCCATTTGTAAATGTCCAGCACTAGTAATTGTAAATGCTTCTTGAGTATTTACAGTAAATCTCATAAAGTTACTGCCGTGGTCGTATCTAATAATACCTATATTATCATCTTCGTCATCTCCAAAGAATACTTGTGAAGCACCATTTGCAGAAGATATTAATACATTACAATCTCCTGAATCTTCAAAAATTGTTAAGTCTTGTGCTGGCGATGTAGTTCCTATACCAACATTGCCACCACCTGGTTGTAGTGCTAAATGACTACCTCGTAATGCTCTTAAAAATTCAGAATCTGCAGATTCGGTGTTGGTAAACATTTGTAAATAATTATTTGCACCATCATATTGAATATACGCACCTGATAAATTATCTTGGTTTGCATATTCATTAAATCTAATTCTTCCTGATAATGCTTGGTTTAAAGAACTATTATTAAATATTAATTCTCCGTCAACTATTGATGTGAAACCAAATGAACCAGTTCCACTACCACTAATGTCTCCTTCTACGGTTAATTCACTTGTTGGTGTTGATGTAAATATACCTAATGCTTCTTCACTAGAATCCAAGAATATTCCGTGTGTGTTACCACCGGTTTCTACTCTAAAGTCTGAATTATTTCCTAATTCATTTACGATTGTTCCACCTGCAAGAGTTAATTCTTGGTTTCCACCAACTCTTGTTAAATTACCAGTAGAATAATCAATAAGTCTTACGGTACTTCTTTCATTAGATGATAACTTACTATAAAGTCCACCACCATTTGCTACTTGTATTTTATTTAAATCACCAGCGGCACTACCAGTTATCTCAAGATAGGCTAATGAAGCAGATGACGCACCAAATGGTGTCGTGATAGAACCGGATAAATGTAATGAACCGGTTAAACCAACATCTCCTGCTACTTTTAATAGTTCATCTCCGGGATTGCTTCCAATTGCAACATTACCAGAACCATTAATTTGCATTCTTTCAGTATTGTTAGTTCCAAATTTTATTGGATTACCAAATTGATTTGTGATGTGAAAAACATTAAAATTATCTAATTGTATTAATGCACCATTACCAGTTTCACTATTTGATGTGGCATTTCTAAATCTTAAATTTGTTTTAGCATTTGAATTACTTCTTAAATTAACAATACTAAATTCAGTTGCTGCTGAATGGTCTTTTCTAACAACAAATTCGTGTGAACCTGATTGAGTCCCTACTCCCATATTTCCGGATATAACATTCAATGATTGAGAAACGGTTAAAGAACCGGTTATTCCAACATCTCCTGCTACTTTTAATTTTTCATCTCCAAATGAATTTAAACCAATGTTTACTTTATCAGAAGCGGCTGATGTAAATAATAGGTTAGGGTCATCATCACCTTCTACTCTGAAATTAACATTAGTTCCTCCTTCGTTAACAATTACACCAGTATTAAATATATTAATTCCTTGAACTCCTTTTACTTTTAATTGTAATTGAGTATCACTTGGTGCGGCTATTTGAGTGTTTCCATCTTCTCCATCAAAAGTAATTGCAGAACCTGATAATGGGAATGAAAGACCACCGGATACTGATAATGAACCAGTAAACTTATGAGTATCATCAATACTATCACCAAATATCGTTGAACCACTTGAAAAACTTTGAGTTACATTTGTTACTGATGAATTAACAATGTATTCGTTTGCTTTTATTGAACCGGATACATTTAAATCACCGGTTATTCCTGCATTACCAGCAACTAACAATCTATCATCATTTGGGTGTTGTGTTCCTAATCCGGTATTTCCACTTGAATCTATACGAAATGCGTTAGCTCCTGCTCCATTTTCAATAACAAATGGGTCACCACCACCAGTTTCTGTTATGTGAAAATTATTTGTTACTGCTCTTGTTCTCCATACAATACTTCCATCAGTATCTTGAAAAGCTATTTCTGGTGCTGAACTTTTTAAGTGTAAAGCATAACTTGGATTCGTTAGTCCAATACCAACCCTGTTTGAAATAGATGCATCTGTGGTGGATACTAACCCAAAGGATGCAGTTGAAGTAATGGAACCAGTTATATTGTTTCCAAGTGTGAGTAATCCTAATGAACCGGTATCAGCATCTACCAAGTATGATGCACTCTCCGCAAGGAACTGATGTAAGTCTGAACCACTAGCATATGAACCGGTTTGAGCTTGAATTTGTGAAACATCAGAACCGCTTGCAAATGGTGAGATACTTGCGTTTAATGTAATTCCTTCCAATCTATCGAAAGAACCAGTATTTCCTAATGCTCCACTAACATTACCAGTATAATTACCTGTAATTGATTTAATTGAACTTGATACACTTAGTGAACCAGTAACTCCGACATTTCCCATTACTAATAATTTTTCGTCTCCAACTAAACTTGTTCCAATTCCGACTTTATGTGTTCCTGTAACATTTAAAGCATATTCTAAAACACCATCACTATTTTCTGTTCCAAAATGTAGTCTGTTTCCGTGAGATTGATTTCTTATTAAAAGTTGACCAGTTGTATTTTCTATGTAACTACTAGAACCGTCGTGTCGCATTCTTAAATCTCTACTTGCTCCAATAGCTAATTTTTGATTATCGTTTGGTAATACAACTTCCCCCACTTCACTTGCATCTATTAAAATTGCATTTGTAGTAGCACCACCATCATTAACTTTTATTTCTATATTTGAATCAGAAGTTGTATTCTGAATAATTATTCTACCAGTATCATTAAAGATGTAAGAATCAGAGCCATCGTGATATAAATTAAAATCATTAGCAGAACCTAATCTAATTTTTTGATTATCTCCCATACGAAGATTATTACCAAGTATAACTGAACCGGCATCACTTCCGTCTATGGTTATGGCTCTTTTAGTTGTTCCATCATCATTTACTGAGATTTCTATATCTGCGTCCGATATACTTTGAGATATTTTTAAAGTTCCACTAGTATTAGTGAAAGTTCCTGTGGTGTTTATATCATCAATAAATAAATCTCCACTTGCACTAATAGCACCTGACACCACCAACTCTTTTGTAGGTGATGAATTATAAATACCAACTCTGTTTGCTGATGCATCAATTCTAAATGCTTCTCTACTGACATTAGCGGCATCTTTAACTTGGAAAATCATATCTTGATTTTGCATATTATTTGCTATAACAAACTTGTTGTTTGTTGCTAGTGCGAATCCAATTGAACCCATTTGATTTAATTCTGATGTTAAGAATTGCATATAATTTGAATATCCAGCAGAACCAGTTGAAACTAATCCGAGTGTTGATGTTATTGAATTATTTCTTGAAACCAATAAAGGTATATTGTTTATACCTCCATTTAGATGACCACTTTGTGAACTAATTGAAAGTGTGTTGTGAAGATTTAATGCTCCGAGTGAACTTGTTGATGATGCTGAACTACTGATGTTTCCAACAATGTCTCCAATAAAGTTTCCACTTGCACTAACATCACCGGCTACCGTTAATTGTGCTGATGAAGTAACACTATTACCACTAACAACTTTTCCGTGAAGAATTGTTAATGCATTTGCTCCACCCATTTGTATTGTTGTGGTTGCATTGTTACTTTTTAAATCTGTTCTACCGATAATAATCTTATCTGTTGAAGCTGTTCCTAAGTTTAATGTTCCATCTGGTTTGATTGTTACACTACCAGCAGCCTCACTTGAGTTTTTCTGTTTAATGGTGTCTATGAATAATGTTCCACTACCACTTATATCCCCACCGACTGTTAATTCCTTTGTTGGTGTTGATGTGCCGATTCCGATATTTCCTTGTTGGTCAATCCTAACTCTTTCAGTAGGATTTGCAGAATCTGCATTTGTTAAGAATGCTAATCCGTGTCCTGAACCAAAGGATGATTCTGTCATAGCTTTTATAGATGCACCAACAGCAGGATAATTACCTGAAGTGTCTGATGAATAAAATTCTATTGCACCTATTGCTGTATCAGCAGTTCCTGATGATGAATCAGTTATTCTTAATACTGGTCTTGTATCAGAGATATCCAACTTAGTTGCGGGTGATGTGGTGCCTATTCCAACATCTCCTGCTGTATGAATTGAACCAAATGAACCAGTTGAAGTGATTGAACCACTAATATTTGTAGAACCACCACCTTGAAAAGAACCACTAATTAAGTCTGATGTAAATGACTCTGGTAAATTACTCAAATCACTTCCATCTCCTAATAATTTACCAAATGAACCAGTTGAAGTGATTGAACCACTAACATCACCTTGTGTGGTGATTGAACCAGATGTATGTAATGAACCAGTTATTCCGGTATCTCCTGCTACTAAGAATTTTTCATCTCCGATTGCTGTTGTTCCGGTTCCAATACCAACTTTTTTGTCATTGTAAACACTAACTCCATCAGTAGTCGAACCACCACTTATCAAACGAGTTACACCACCACTCTTATTTAATTGTTCATTTATTGTAGTGATTCCGGAACCTGATGATATAGAAAATGGTTGGTCTACAAATGAACCATCATCTCCACCACCAAATCTATTTATTTTAAAATCATCGGCAGTATTTTTAAGTATTTGCCATTTTTTAATTCCGTCTGTGGTTAAGTTTATAGCACTTTCATCTCCGTCTATTGTGGTAGAACCGGTTAATTCTATTGAACCAGTAAATTTGTGAGTATCGTCAATGGTATCACCAAATTGATTTGAACCTGATGAAAAAATAATCGACGAAGAAACAAATTCTGTTTTAAATTCTCTTGCAATAACTGAACCTGATGTTGATATATCACCTTGAACAAATAATGTTGAGTCCATACTTACTGCACCAAATGATGAAGTAGTATCGTTGTTTAAATAAGATGCACTTTCTGCAAATATTTTTTGTAAATCACTACCACTTGCATAAGTATCTTCAATTGTTTGAACATCACTTCCACTTGCAAATGAACTTGTTTGTGAATTAACTACAAAACTACCAGTATTTGTAGAAACCACATATGATGCACTTTCTGCTTGAATTATTTGTAAATCACTTCCGCTTGCAAATGAACCAGTTTCATCTAATGTTACATAACTAGAACTTTCTGCTAATATCTGATGTAAATCAGAACCGGTTGCAAATGGTAATCCTGTTACATCAGTTAATTCTAATGTTCCGAATGATGCAGTTGAAGTGATTGAACCACTTACTCCCAATCCAAGAGTTAAATCGTTACTTCCTGATAATAGTCCTAAATATGAACCACTAATTGCTTCTGGGTCTGCAACATTTTCTAAATCACTTCCGTCTCCTAAAATTTTACCAAATGACGCTGTTGAAGTGATTGAACCACTTACACCGCCTCCAAGAGTTAAGTCATCACTTCCGGATAATAATCCTAAATAAGAACCACTAATTGCTTCTGGGTCTGCAACATTTTCTAAATCACTTCCGTCTCCAAATAATTTACCAAATGAACCCGTTGATGTAATAGAACCTGTAATATCACTAACTAATGTTACTTTACCTAATGAACCAGTATCGGCATCTACTAAATATGATGCACTTTCCGCAAGTATTTGTGAAACATCAGAACCTGATGCAAATGAACCAGTTTCAGCTTGTGTCAAATTTAAAAGATTACTACCAGTTGCTATCAAAAAACCAATAGAAGCTGTATTAAGGGATATAACATTATCAAATGATGCTGTTGAACCCAATGAACCTGATATATTACCTTCAAAGTTAATATCGTCCATTACATTAGTAGAACCGGATATGTGTTGAGAACCGGATAATTTTAATGAACCGGTTATAGTTGCGTCTGTTGTTAATACGCTCTGAATGGAATCATCACTCGAACTTGAGCGATGTAAATAGATTTTACCGTCCGTAGTATTTACTGCTAATTCACCTAATTGTAAAGATGATGTTTGCGGTGTTTTACCCTCGACGGCACTTCGTTTTAATTTTATTACTTGAGCCATATGGTTTTTTCTTTAAAAATATATTTTTTTAGACTATATGTATAGTCAGTAATAAATATAAGAAAGTTGAAAAGTTGGGGATTTTATTTAGTAACTTCCACCATCAATTTCGTCCGTGATTACCCAATTACTTCCATTGTATTGAACTAATTGTCCACTTGCTGAAGCGGCTGGAACTAAATCAATGGTTTTGTTTGTATGATTGACAAAAACTAAACTATGACTTACTGGTGAAGTATAATCTAAGGTTAAATCATTTCCAACGGCTAATGTAGAACCTGATACTTGTAAACCATTTTGTGCATCTATTCTACCGGTTGAATCTAATTTACCATTTATGATAAGATTTTGGTCATTTAAATCTAATAAGTCTGTATCCGAGTCTATACCGATATTTGCTCCGTTATTGATAACAATACTACCATTTAAGGTGAAAGTGTCGTCAGATAGGGAAATAAGGTCTGTATCGGATTGTATTCCAATACTACTTGTTGAAAAGGTTAAATTACCTATTTTTAAAGAACCACTAAATTCGTGAACATCATCACCGGTATCACCAAATTGGTTAGAACCGGAAGCATAGATAATTGATGATGAAACAAACTCAGTTTTAAATTCTCTTGCTGTAATTGAACCTGATGTTGTGATTCCATCTTGAACAAATAATGTTGAATTTATTGTTGTAGTTCCTAATGAACCAGTATCAGAATTTACTAAGTAAGAAGAACTTTCTGCTAGAATTTGATGAAAATCAGAACCACTAGCAAATGAAGCAGTTTGGTTTGAATCTACTAATTTAACTCCTAGTTGTTCTACGTGTCCAAATGAACCGGTTGAACTCAATCCACCACTTACTGAACCAGTTACATCTAATTGACCAGTAAAACCAACATCTCCGTCTACTTGTAATTTTTGTCCTACGACATCTGTTCCTACACTTAAATTATTTGAAATAAATGTATTATCGGCTACATCAAGTCTACCAAAAGAAGCTGTCATTGATAATGAACCGGTTATGTTTTGTGAAGTTTGTAATCGACCACCTAGAATTATGTTTGGATTTGAACTTGTTCCAATAATTACTGCGTTGTTTGCATCTGGACCAGACTTTATAGTTAAACCACCAAGAAGTTGAGTGAATCTACCAAATTCAGTTCCACCATCTTTAAGTATGATATCTCCACCATCTCCGTCAAGTGTAATATCTCCTGATGAATCTATACCACCATCTCCAACTTCAATTTTTCCAAAAGAAGCTGTTGAAGTGATTGAACCAGTAATATCACTTATTAATGTTAGTTTTCCTAGCGAACCAGTATCTGAATTTACTAAATATGATGCACTTTCTTCAAGTATTATTTGTAAATCACTTCCGCTTGCAAATGAACCAGTTTCTTGTTCTAATACATAACTTGAACTTTCTGCTAATATCTGATGTAAGTCTGAACCTGATGCAAATGGCGAGTTTACTACTGATATCGTATCAGTTTCTAATCTACCAAATGAACCAGTTGAAGTGATTGAACCAGTTAAGTTTGTATCAAACGTAATATTACCACTTACAAATAATGAACCAGTCATATTGTGAATATCATCAATTGTATCACCAAATCTAGTAGAACCACTTGCGAATATTACTGATGATGAAACAATTTCTGTATTAAATGATTGTGCTGTAATGGAACCTGATGTTGTGATATCACCTTGAACAACTAATGTTGAAAACGAAGCAGTGTCTGAATTTTGTAAGAAAGAACCTGTGTTTGTAGAAACAACATAAGACGCACTTTCTGCAAGAACTTGATGTAATGACGCTGTATTGTTTGAACTTACATAAGAAGAACTTTCTACAAGTATTTGGTTTAAATCACTTCCGCTTGCGAAACTACCAGTTTCGTCTAATGTTACATAAGAGGCACTTTCCGCAAGTATTAGTTGTAAATCAGAACCTGAAGCAAATGAACTTGATTCTGATTGTCTAACATAAGTATCTAAAATTCCTTGAACATCAGAACCACTACCAAAAGAACCTGTTTGTGATTCTTTTAAATAAGTTGTTGATGCTGATGCAAAAGAACTAGTTGCGTCCATAATGTCTTGGACGGTAGAACCACTTGCAAATGGTGAGTGTGTTACTGATATTGTATCACTTTGTAATCTATGAAAAGAACCTGTTGAAGTGATTGAACCACTAATGTTTTTATCAAATTCAACTGAACCAGTTACATTTAGTGAACCCGTTATATTGAACGAACCTGATAAAAATTGTCTTAACTGCTTTCTTTTTAAATCGGCCATTATGAGTCAAACTTTCCGTGTGCGATGATTTCATCATCTGATTCTAAATTATATCCAATACCACTAACATCAACTTTTAATAAAAATGATGTTCCTTTTTGTTCAACTTGTATAGCATTATGTTCCATATATTGTCCGTTCATAAAGAATATGAAATCATTTTCTGATGTTGATGTCATACCGGTTGGAGCTGATGCTGTAACTGCTTCAAAACTTGCTGTTGATGAACCACTTATTCCTGCGGCTACTTTTACAAAATTTTTTCTTAAATAATCTGACGCTGAAGAAGTGACACTACCGGTTATTTGTGCGTTTACATACGCTTTTGAAACTGCTGAACCTTGTTGTGTTGGTTCGGTTGGTAATCCCAATACTTCTCCGTTTCCACTAAAAGTTAAATTAGCGGCTGAACCCATTGTTGAAGTTGCTAAACTAGTGATTGTTTTATTGGTTAGTGTATCTGTTGTTGATGCTCCAACAATGTTTATATTACTTCCAGCGGCATTGTCTATAGCCCATCTAGTTTCACTATGGTCAAATACTAATTGTGCATTTGTTGAACCTGCTCTACCAACTCTTAAACCTGCATCCGTTGATGATAGTGCTGTTGAACCGGTAAAATTTAAATCTATGATTGGGTCTTCTACTGCAAATCTTTCAACATTATTAAATGATGATGAACCTTGAACAATTAAATCTCCGTATATTTTTACACTACCACTTGGAACTCCACTAGTCAATACTTCTATTACGGTGTTGTCATTAGCATCTTGAATTACTGGGTCTGTTGGGTGAGCTATTTTTATTTTACCGGCTGTTAGTGTGTTGGCTGTTCCAATGTTTAAACTACCGGTTCCAAGATTGTCCACATTAACATTGTCAAATTCTAATGTAAATAATCCTGTTAAAGAACTAGTAGCCGCTGAACTTTGTAAAGTTAAACCACCTGATTGTGGTGCTTGTGCTTGTGTTGTTAAATCAATTAAACTCATACTGATGCCTCTCTTTGAAAACTAATTTTTATAGAAGACTCACTTCCGTCCCCTGTTGTAGTGGGTGGTAAAAAACCAGGGTCATTTTCCGTTATTACCGAACCACTTTTTAATTCCATTCCAAAATTATCAAATGTTAATTTGTGAACCCTAAATTTTGTTTGTGTTGTATCTATGAAAAAATCTGCTGATGCTGATTGGGTTTGGTCAACATTAGACAATTGTTCAATACCATTAATAAATATTCGTAATGACCCATTTCTGATACGATAATTGTTAGCTATTGTTGGTGTAAATTCATTATAAGTAGTTGTTGAATCACTTCTATCCGAAAATAAAAAATGTTCTTGTTGTTGATAATATCTTTCATTAGCACTTGATAAATTAATTAAATCTGTATCAACAACTGGAATACCATTTTTATTATCAACTGAATAATCTAGTCTAACACTACCGGTATCTTGAAACATAACTCTATCACCAGAAAATTTAGATTCACTAACCGGTATCATAAAGGTTCTTGTTCTTCCTTTTAATCCTGTTCTTTTGTCTATTTCTCTTTGTGTCATTATGTTATCTCACTTTGAAATATTATTGTTACGAAATCTGTGTTTTTTATTGTAAATCCTGAATTGTCTGATTGTCTTTTTCTAATCACCACCTCTTTTAAAGAACTTGAAACAAAATAATCAAATCCACTTGTAAATCCTATTTGATTATCTGCTGATGTTAATTCTAATCCATTTAATTTTACTTGAACTGATTGACTCATAATTCTTCTATCTGATTCTAATGTTGGTTGGTAAATCTGTCCTTGACTTGCTGATAAAGATGATGATTGACTACCACTAACTCTAAATGATTTTAGATTATAGATTGAATTTGCGTTAGAAACTGATAATAGTGCTTTATCATCTCTTGAAGAAGTTGGTTCACCACCACCTCTCATTACATAAAAAGTATCACCACCAAAAGTATTAGTAAATTCCAAGTCTTGTGCTTGATTACCAGTTCCGGTTGATACACCTCTGATGAAGTCTGTTGCACTACCTAATCCACTTGGTAATGATGAATTACCAGTTGTAAATATTCTTACGGTTTCTGCTCTACTATCAGGTGAAAATACTGATGAAATACTCAATCCACTTTCGTCATTAATGACTACTTGTTTTGGTGAGAAAAATCTTTGTGTATTTAAGAATTCATTAAATGCTTCAGGAATTAAATATCCTTTAAAACTCATATTGAAATTTGTTTTAATAATTCTTTCATTATCACCCATTTCTGTTGCATCCTCAAAAGAATCTATTGATGACAAAAATTTAAATTTATTTGGTTCTCCCCAATAAGCTCCTTCAGAAAAATTTATTTGTTCAATTATTCTATTCATTTCTTCAATATAAGGTGTCCAAACTATTGCTTCATAATTTAAATTCATATAATCTGGAACAGCTGTGGTATAGTATTCTTTTGAATTTAATAATCCTTGAACTACTGAAAATCTGTCGTATCTTTGATTTTGTGAATATTTTTTCTCAAATGTATAAAATTGTTTTGGGTCATTTGCATCTAATTTATCAACTGGTAATGTTTCATTTGCTTCCATTGAAACTCTACGAAAAACAATCAATGGTGTAATTAATTGTCCTTTAACATCACGAACATATCCTTCTTTTTGTATTGAATTCCATCTTTCTGCATTAGCGTAATAAACTGGAACTTTAACTTCTTGTCCGTTAATTGTTGTCATTGGTTTTATAACTTCATTAAAATAATACATTATAGCCGCATCAACATCCATTAAACCAATAGATACATTTTTTACATTATCTTTTCTTTGGTTTGTTTCAGAACCTCTACCTCGTTGTAGTCCTCTATTAAGTTCTCTACCTTCGAGTCTTCTTTGTGTTCTTGGTAATGGTTTTTTTCTATCGGCCATTATTCAACTCCCAATTCCAATCCAATTCTTTTTGAATATTCTTTTTGTGTATTGACGATACTATTAAATGATTCTGGTAATAAATATCCTTTCATACTTAAATCAAATGTTGTTTTGATAATTCTTTCTCCTTCAAATTCTGAAGCGTCTGAAAATGATGAAATACCAGCTTTAAATTTAAATTTATCAGGTTCTCCCCAATAAGAATTTTTTGACCAACTTATTTTTTCTATAATTTTATTCATTTGGTCTATGTATGGTGTAAACACAATACAATTATAATTTATCGTAACATAACTAGGAATAGTTACATTATATGCTTCCTCTATTGGTTCATCATTTTCAAATAATGTAGAAGTTTGTGTAAATCTGTTTTCTTTTGAAAATTTATTTTTAAATGTATAGTTAGAACCCTCTGTTGCTGGTTGTAATGAAGGTTTTAAGAAAGCGTTGTTTGATTCTCTTGTTACTGATGTTCTTTTAAAAATTAATAATGGTGTTATAAACTGACCTTTAACATCTCTTAAATATCCAAGTTTTTGAATTGATTTCCATCTTTCTGGATTTGCATAGTAAACAGGAACTTTAACTTTTTCACCATTATCTACTACTTCTGGTTTTATCACCTCTCTAAAATAATACATAACAGCTGCATCAATATCTAACAATCCAACTGAATAACTTTTTACATTATCGTCTTTACGAGTGGTATCGAATCCTCTGTTAAAGTTAGTTTGTGTTGT